ATATTAAGTTGGAATCGTGCTTCAGAGCTTGATGTGTTGTTAGGAGGAAAAACTCTTATCAGACATTCTTCTCTTACAACTGGCGCACAATGGAAAGATTCACAGGAGATTGTTGTTGCAGCAGCAGGAAATCAAACACAAAAAATTGTTCCTTTGCTTGCAGGAACTTATCTAATTAAATTTGAGGATGATGGCGGTAGAGAAAGCCCTGCACCTGGTTCAAGTGATAGCGATTGGAACAATACCAGAGTTACAACTAATCTTCCTGCACCATCAGAAAGACTTGTTGTAGGAACTGTTGATGAACATACTGCAAACTTTACAGGGTCTAAAACCGATACAATTTATGATGCTTCCATAGATGCTTTAAAACTTACAGTTACTAGTAATGCAACTGCAACATCTGGAGAATATATCTTTGCTAACTCTTTAGATTTAACAGAAGTTTATGATGTCAATTTAAGAAAAACTTTAAAAGCCAGTAATTTTGTATTAAATAGTTTATGGGATTCTAGAACTGATTTAATTGATACTTGGGGGTATATTGATGCTGTTGGTGGGCTAACAGAAGCTACAAAATGTAATGCTGCTGTCTATGTAAGGTCAACTAATGACAACCCATCAGGATCTCCTACTTGGAGTGATTACAAAGAATTTAGTAATGTATTAATAACTGGTAGAGCATTTCAATTTAAGGCAATATTAACAAGTAGTGACACAAACCAAAATATAGCTGTAACTGAATTAGGAGCTACACTAGAATTACAAGGAAGGACAGAATCTATCTCGACTCCAGTTACTACTGGATCGTCACAATATACTGTAACTTTCACAAAAACATTTAAACAAACACCAACTGTCGTAGTGACTCCAACAACTCAACAAACAGGTGATTTCTTTGAACTTGCTAATATAAGTAGGACAGGATTTCAAGTGACGTTTAAAAATGGTAGTTCCGCAGTTGCAAGATCCTTTGTATGGGCTGCATCAGGTTTTGGAAAGGAGGTTACATAAATGAGTAATGGTCACGATTTTGACATAGCCAATGCTGTAGGCCAAACATTCCGATCAGATTTGAATGTTTGTCTTGGAGATATTCAATCATCTAATAGTGGTTCGTCTGCTCCTACTACTACTGTTGCTTATAAAATCTGGGCTGATACCGCAAATAATTTATTAAAAATTAGAAATTCTGCTAATAATGGTTGGTTGACTTTAGGAGATTTAACAGATGCTACTAATCTTGGACTTGCAACTAAGGCATCTCCAACATTTTCTGGAACTGTAACTTCTGGTGGCGATATTGTTATGTCTGGTACTGGTTCTTTGCAGTTACCAACAGGAACTACTGCTCAACGACCAACCCCTGCTACTGGAGATATAAGATTCAATACTAGCCTTACGCAATTTGAAGGTTATAACGGATCTGCATGGGGCGAGATTGCTAATGGTGTTCCAGCAGGGTCAGTATTTAGTTTTGCAACCTCTACAGTTCCATCTGGTTATTTAGAGTGTAATGGTGCTGCTGTCAGTAGATCAACTTATGCAAGTTTGTTTAGTTCAATATCAACAACATGGGGAGTAGGAGATGGATCTTCTACATTTAACTTGCCTGATCTTCGAGGACAATTTGTAAGAGGTTGGGATAATAGTGCTGGTGTTGATAGTGGAAGATCATTTGCTTCTAGCCAATCAGATCAAAACAAAGCTCACAATCACTCAATAAATGATTCTGGTCACAATCATACTGCTGGTAATTGGGGTGGAAGTTTTGGAGGAAGTTCTGGAGTAACTGTATTTAGAAGTGACCAATCAGGAACAAATAGTTCCATTATTCAAAGTGCAACAACAGGTATTTCAATACAAAATGATGGTGGAACGGAAGTTCGTGTTAAAAACTATGCTCTTATGTATGTAATTAAATTCTAATTATGACAAATAAAAAAATATCAGAATTAACAGCATTAACCGCACCAGCAAGTACCGATGTATTGCCTATAGTTGATGTTAGTGGTGGTGGTACAGGTTCAAACAATAAAATTACATACGCAAATTTATTAAGTAAAGCACCTGACGGATCTGCTTCTTTACCATCATTTAGTTTTAATTCCGATCCAAATACAGGAATTAGTGGAGGATCAGATACTTTAACTTTTAGTACTGGTGGAAGTGGCAGAATGACAATCAGTTCTGCTGGTCTTGTAAATATTGTCGGAGATTTGACAGTTGGTGGAACCACGACAACGATTAATACAACAAATCTTGATGTCGAGGATAAAAACATCACTCTTGGCAAAGTTTCTACTCCAAGCGATACAACTGCTGATGGAGGTGGATTAACGCTAAAAGGAGCTACAGATAAGACATTTAATTGGGTAAATGCTACAGATTCATGGACAAGTAGTGAGCATATTTCTGTTTCTGGTCAAAAAGAATTTAGATATTTAGATTCTGATTCATCACATTATGTAGGTTTTAAATCTCCAGCTACAGTTTCATCAAACGTAGTTTGGACTTTACCTTCTGCTGATACAGGAGTTAGCGGATATGTTTTATCTAGTAATGGATCTGGGGTTCTTAGTTGGGTAGCACCTGGTCAAAATGCAGATCCTAGTTTTACAGGAACATTAACCCTTAGTAATGATGGAAACATAAGAGGATTCGCTTCTACTCAAGCTACATATACTGGATCGGTAAAAACTTTCACAGTTACAGTAGCAACTAAAACAGCAGCACATAGATATAACGGAAGTGGTTCAAGTAATGGCTATGTAATTGATGGTAAAGAAGCACCATTTTTAACTCTTACACCAGGTCGCACCTATAAGTTTGACCAATCAGATAATACTAATAGTGGACACCCTTTACTTTTTTATCTTGAGTCTAATAAGACTACAGCTTATACAAGCAACGTAACAACAAACGGAACTGCTGGTTCTAGTGGTGCTTATACACAGATCGTTGTAGGCGATACGACTCCAATAGTAATTCATTATCAATGCTCAAGTCATTCCTTGATGGGAAATGGAATAGCAACAAACTCTGCAACAGCTACAGGAACTCTGCTATCCAGTTTGAGTGTTACTGGAAATATGGATGTTACTGGCACGTTTACTGTTAGTGACAATATTTTGATGACAGGAACAGGAGCTATTGATGTTGCTTCTGGAACAACTGCTCAAAGACCAGGATCTCCTTCTGCTGGTATGTTCAGATTTAATAGCCAAACTACAGAATTTGAAGGATATGATGGAAGTGCTTGGGGTGAGATTGGTGGTAGTGCAGCTACAGGAACAGCAGATTTATTAGATATTGCATCATCTTCTGGAACTGGTGGTGGTTCTGCAACATTTAACGGATCTGCCTATAGATTCAAGTTAGTTACTAAAGGAACAAGTACAGCAGTAACACCAAGCAATGCAGAAATATTGAGGGTATCTATCAATGGTGTAATGCAACAACCCAATGATGGGTCTGGACAAGGAGATATGACAGATGGATATGTTGTTAGTGGTACAGATATTATCTTTGATTCTGCTCCTCCAAGTGGTGCAACATATTTCATTATTAATATGGGAGCTACGATTGCGATTGGAACTCCAGGTGACAACACAGTAACAAGTGCAAAAATAGTTGATGGAACTATTGTTGGAACGGATTTAGCTACGAATGTTGACCTTGTTGACAACCAAAAAATTAGATTTGGAACAGGGAATGATTTATCAATTTATCACGATGGTAGTAATAATTATATTGATGGAAATAGTGCAGCAGAAGATCATATCTACATAAGAGCAAATGTTGGATCTGACCAAAGCAGTAATATTCATTTACAAGCAAAATCTGGAGAAGATTCGATTGTTTGTAGAGATGATGAGCAAGTTGAACTTTACTACGATGGAAATCAAAAACTTAGGACAAGTTCAACTGGTGTTGTTGTTACAGGCACAGTAGCAGCAACAGCTTATACAGGCGATGGCTCGGCTCTTACAGGAGTTTCGTCACAAGTTGCTGATGGTTGTATTACAGAAAACTCGCTAACAATTTCAAATAATTACACTATGACTACAAACAAGTCAGGAGTTAGTGCAGGGGATATAACAATAGCAAGTGGAGTAACAGTTACCATTCCGTCCGGTTCACGTTATGTTATTGTCTAGGGGGTAAAATTATGCCAATCGTAATTAACGGAGATGGAACTATATCAGGAATAACTACTGGAGGGTTGCCTGATGGTATTGTAGATACTGATATGATCGCTAATAATGCGGTTACAAGTGCTAAATCCTCTGGTCTTGGTGGTTTAACTGTTGCGGATCAATATGCTGTAAATGCAGCAGGCAATGGAGGTGATAAAGACCCTGTAACTGGTTGGTATAGACCTTCTAATAATTCAAGAGCAAGTCTTAACGGAGGTGTAACTGAATCTTCTGGAATTTTTACACTTCCTTCTACAGGATATTGGCGAGTTGATGTAATTATATATAACGTACACAATGTTGATGAAAGATATAATCAATTTTTTCTAGAACAAAGTACAGACACAGGTAGTAATTGGAATCATTGTTGTACTAACAGTTCTTCTGTTGGGAGCAGAATCAATAGTACTGGTCATTTATCTGGTTGCATGAGTGCAGTTATACTAGATGTAACTAATATAAGTACATTTAGACTAAAACTTAGGACTAATTCTGAAAGTAATTCTAGTAGCAGTTACCTTTCTTATGATGCTGATTCAAACTATACATGTATGTTATTTATGAAGTTAGGAGACACATAAATTAATGACATATATAATAATTATATACATGCAATGCAAACCATGATTTACGAAAAAGTTAATGCGTTACTTAGTTTAAAACCAAATACAAATTGGTCTTGGACAGGTACAGATTATTCTGGATTAAATTGGGTTGATAGTTCTACAAAACCAACTGAATCTGCAATAGACGCAGAGGTTACAAGGCTAAATAATGCAGAACCCATGAAACTTTTAAGAGAGGAAAGAAATACAAGATTAACTGCTACCGATTGGAGAGCTAGTTCTGATTTAACACTTGCAGATGCTTGGAAAACATATAGACAGGCATTAAGAGATTTACCAGCTAGTGCATCGCCAACTCTTGATTCAGATGGTAATTTAGATATGAGTTCTGTTACTTTTCCTACTGAACCTAGCTAAATATGAGTCAGATTAAATTATTACATAGTGGTGGAAATGGAGTTATATTATCCGCACCGACAAGCAACCCTGCATCTGATACAACTTTTAAACTCCCGCAAGCTGACGGGAGTGCCAATGAAGTTTTAAAAACTGATGGATCGGGAAATTTGTCATTTGTAGCTCAACCTACTGGCGGACTAGCAGTAGCACAGGAATGGGCATATGGATCTTACCCCGTGTATTATTCAACTACTACAGATCTCAATGGGACTTGGAACGCAACAGCAGCAAGCGTAGGTAGTGCTATGACCGTATCTTCTGGAGTTTTTACATTTCCAAGCACAGGTATTTATAAAGTATTTTCATCTAACACTTCTGTAAGAATTTCAAATGAAAGTAGAGTTTTTTCTATTTTTACTTATCTTTCAACTGATAGTGGTAGTAATTTTACTTTACAAAGAGAAACTTATGGCAATATTAATAATGATGCTTCTTCCTCAACAACATTTACAAATACTGTAATTTTAGACATAACAAATACAAGTACACATAAAGTTAAATTTGCTGTTACATCAGAGACTCAAATTAGTTTATCAACTACCTACGTTCATTTCTTAAAGTTAGGAGATACATAATGAGCAGACTTATAACCAACTCCATACGATCCACTTCTGCTTCAGCAGATGCGATTACTTTTGATGGATCAGGAAATGCAACTTTCCCTGCTAACGCTACTTGTTCTGGTACGGCAACTGGATTCGGTGGTGGTAAAATTCTTCAAGTTGTAGAAGCCACAAGTAACACTACTGTGACTACATCAGGGGGTACTGAAGTTGACTTGCTCACTATATCTATAACTCCATCAAGTTCAAGTAATAAAGTATTGATATCTTGTAATTTTGTTGGTCAATGTGTTAACAACACTAATGCCTACGCATGGATTCGTGTATATAGAGGAACTGCAAGCGGAACTAAAGTCATTAATTTGGGTGAAGGACAACTAGCTGCAAATTACAACTATGTTTGTATGTCTGGTCAAAAACTTGATTCCCCAAATACTTCTTCTGCTCAAACATATACTATGACATTAGCTAGATTATCAGGCGGTACAAATACAGTTAGTAGTGATGGTAATGATTATTATTTACACGCAATGGAGGTAGGTGCATAATGGGATTAACAAAAGCTCAAGCTGCTGGACTCGCTGATACCTCTGTTAGTGCAGGGAGTTATGGTTCGGCTACCGCAATACCAGCTATTACAGTTGATGCACAGGGAAGAATAACTGCTGCCTCTACAAATGCAATATCGGCTGGTGGTGAAACTGATGGTATATTTCAAAATCCAGTAGCAGCAGCAGGGAATATTACAATCGGTAATAATAAAAATGGTTTAGCTGCTGGTCCTTTCTCAATGGCGACCTATACTTTAACTATACCTTCGGGTTCTGTCTTTACAGTAGTCTAATGCCAGTATCAATCAACGGAAATACAGGAGTAGTAACAGGACTTGCAGTAGGTGGCTTACCTGATGGAACAGTAGATGCGGACACGCTTGCCTCAAATGCTGTTACTGCTGGAAAACTTGCTAGTGGTGTAGGAGGTAAAGCTCTTCAAGTTGTTAGTCAAAATTTAACTACTCAAATGACATCAACAAGCACTTCTTATGTTGATACAGGGTTAACTGCATCTATAACACCAAGTGCTACAAGTAGTAAAATTTTAATTCTACTTAATGTTAGTTTTCATATACAAGGTGATAGTAATGGTTATCTGCGGTTATTAAGAGATAGTACCGAAATTAATAGTGGAGCACGCGGTACTTATAATGCTATGGTAGTTCTTAACGGAAACTCAACTG